TTTAATTTCATATTCAAAATTTTGTGTCTCTTTGTTTATACTAATTTGTTTTGCACCATTTCTAATATGATAATGTGTTGCCATTGGTGTTAATGGCGATAAGGTAACTAATCTTTTAATCTTATTCTTTTTAGCATACTCTATTACTTTATTCATAATTTCTCTACCTGCACCTCTCTTACGAGACCATACCGTATATGCAATTGCGATATTCTTTTCATCTTTTATATCTGCAAGTTCACTCATCATATCTAATTCTTTTACATTGTGAGGAATATCGTTTGTAAATGCAACACAAATAATACCTTCAATTTCATCTTCATATTTTAATCCATATATCTTTCTACCTTTAGTTATTCTCCAACCTAAAGTTAGTTCAGGTCTTACAGGATCCTCCTCAACATCTATGTCATCTAGTTCAACTAGTTCAGTTCCTTTAACCCACTTATAAAAGTTTCTAAATTTCTCTTTAAATAATTCCATTAAAAAAATGCCTCCAAACTTGCTTGAGGTTCAGCGTGCCAACCTATTGAACCTAATATAAATCTCATTGGGTCTAAAAATGTTTTCTCAAATTGTAATTCATAATCTATATATTCTTTCAATTCAAACTCTCTAGGTAATGTGGACAAATAAGAACACACATTAAACTTAAATGGATTAGGTTCTTTTAATAATATAAACTTAATCTTATCTCCTTCTTGTATTGATGGATACTTATGATGTAATTTTTTATCTTTTAAATGATAATTGTATATAAGACTACCTTTGATATGTATTGGTGTTCCTTTAATGAATATAGTACTAGCACTAAAATACTTTCTTAAATTATTACAACTTCTAGGAAAAGCAATTTGTTCTGGTTCAAAATCTGAAAATTTCTTTTTAAAGTCTGCAATAAAATTATGTAAATCAGATTCTTCTTTATTCATAATTAATCTAATCGCTTCTCTAATTGCAACTCTACATACTTCTGGCGTTGAAGACTTAACTGCTTCAATACCCATTATCTTTAGTTTAGGTTCTTCATATCTAAAACCTTCTTCATCAAGTACATTGAGCATATATCTTTTCTTGGCAGTCCATATACCTTTATCAGCAATTACTTCTCGTTTCATAACCATTTTTTGTCCAATCGCATTGGTATAATCTGCAAGGTCTTTAAAACACTTTTCTATAAATGGTTCTATTCTACTATCTACAACTCTATTAATAAAGTTTATTGTTTGTTCTTTAGTTTTATCTTTACATACTTTATTAACTAGTTCATCTAATCTTAAATAAATTGAATCTGTATCAGAAGCAACAATATAATCTTGGTTTGTTTTTAATATATTATTAATATATTCATTTACTTTCTTCTCAATATACTGAATAATAAATTGACCAGAAGTAGTAATCGCTGTTGCTTGATTAACATTATAATATCTAAAGTATTGATTACCTATGGCGCCATAAGCACTATTCAATGATATTTTCTTTGCCCATTGAATATTATGACATCTACTATTTTCTTTTTGATAGATTGGGTCTTTTGTTTTTTGATAATTTTTCTTTGCTTCAAATGCTAACTTCTTAAATTCTACTCGGTCATTGTACATCTTCTCCATTATCTTCGGTAAGAAACCTTGATTATCTATTTTAAACATTGCACCATTTGGAGTAATAGTACAACCTTTATCTTTTAAATAATTTAATTCTACTTTTTTCTTTATCATATTACTAATACTAATGCCTTCAGGTTTAACACCTATCATTTTTTCAGGACTTATATTGTATTGCATAATCAAATGTGGATATAGTGAGTTAATATCAAATGAAACTATCCATTTATGTTGACCTAGTTGTGGTGTCTTAACATACGCACCTATATATTTCTCATCTTTTGCTTGTTCTATTCTTGGTGGTATCTGAATATTATCTTTTAATAAATGATTATAAATTAATGTATCCCATAATCTAACTTCTGAAAACACATCTTGGTAATTAATCTTTGCTTCATATGCCATTGTTAAAACTAGTTCAATCAACTTTAATTTATCTTCAAGTTCATCAACTATCTCAACATCTTTAATATTGTAATCTACAAAACTTTGAAAGTCATTCTGATACCACTCTCTAAAAGTATCATATGGATTGGCGTCTTTACCATTGCCACCTAATTCTACTTTAGCAATGTAATCAAGTTTATAACTTTCTTGTCTAACTGGAATAAACTTCTTATAGATGTCAAGGTAATCTAACATAGCAATACCTTTAATATCATATGCCGTTTGTGTCTGACCTCTTACGGTTATCTGTTCACTATCAATTAATCCCCAAGGAGATAATTTATTAATAACTTTATCACCAACTATCATTTTAATTCTATTACATAGATATGGTAAATCAAAAAACTTTGTATTCCAACCTGTAATAACATCTGGATAATTCTTTGTCCAAAATTTGAAAAACTCCATTAACAATTGTTTTTCATTTTTACATTCTACATAGGTAACATCTGCTCTCTTTGAAAAATATGGTTTGGTTCCCCAGGTGATGATATTTTTATTGGATTGATTTTTAATAGTAAGACATAAGATTTCCTCAATAGGATTTTCTACATCTGGGAAACCGTTTTCAGCAGTCACCTCAATATCTAATGTGAAAATCTTTATTAAGTTCTTATCGTATTGTATCTCACCTGGGTATTCTTTAGCGATATATTGGAAATGGTATCTTTCATTTCCATACAATGGACTATTAGAATTCTGATAATTTCTTTTAAACTCTCTTGCTTTTGGTATGCTGTTAAATAGGATTGGTTTTAGATTTTGACCTTGAAGATTTTTATGTGGACTATCTTCGTGTGTAATTGAAAACAATGTTGGTTTAAAGCTAATCTTTTCTTTAAATTCTTTTCCTTCGTGTATACCTCTAATTAAAAGGTTACCTCTATGTTCAATTACATCTTTATAAAAATTCATTATATATTCTCCATCGCTCTTAATCTCACAATCAAACCATTATGTTTTTTCTCTAACATAATTTGACACGCCAACCTAGAATACATACGGTCATATTCAGGTTGCATTTCTATTAATTCTGTTTCTAAACTATCGTGTTCAGCAATTCCTACTCTACTAATATCTTCTTTAATATTAATATGACAAGTACCACACGCACAACACCCACCACAATCGGCAGGTATCTCATCAATAGAAGGTTCAGCAAATTTCTTGGCTGCCTCCATAATTGTATAACCTGGCGGTACTTTGACTTCTTGTTTTGTGCCGTCTTTTCTTACAAAGTATATTGTCAAAGTATCCTTGTCTTGGATACTATTTGACATTATGTTATTAATCCTGGTCCTGTTAAGATTTTGGATACACTTTGTTTATAACTAGCAAGTAAGTCTTGTTTTGGTTCCACACTTGTTAATATCTTGTCATCTGCAAAAGTAACCGTATCGGTTTCTGCATATGGGATATAAGTGAACATACCAAATTTCATTGACTTCCCTGCTTCGGGAGCACTTGTTGGATAAATGATATAAGGATTTTTGACGGAAGTTTTTCCGTCCTTTTCTGTAATTGTTCCAATAATATCTTCACCTGTTATTAGTCTTACTATTTTTACTTTGTCCATAATAACTCCATTATATTATATTTACTTGTTTTTGTCAATAGGCGGCAATCTCTTACTTAATACGAAAGTCCTACTAGGATTTACGCTAGCGTTAAACTGCCTAATCATATCTCTATTTAACAATACATCCGAACCTGACCTTGGTCTTTGGTCTAGTCCAAATTCTATATCTTTATAAGTAAACCCATTGAAAGTCATATCTAACAATACGGTTTTTCTTATTTCGCTTGGTTCATCACCAGCGTTTGCTCTAAAAACTTTACTCTCTCCGTGAATTGGTTTGGTATATACCTTACCATTATACTTCCAAGATATATTCTTACCCTTCGCTTGGATATCTTCTGCGTGTAATGAACAAGCTTTAGCTCCATTACCTGTATCTAACTTGGCTCTTACCTTACCAATGTCTTCTAATTCTATTGTCTCTAACCAACCTGTTTCTATAATTGATTGTCTATCCCAATTACTTCTATCTGAAATATATTTAACAAAGTTTTTAACTAATTGTTTCCCCGTAATTGCACCTCCAGGTTTTGGTCCTTCAAGGTCTTTATATGCGTAACCTTCATAATCAGCACCAGTACCAGGAGAACCATTGACTTCAAGTACATAGTACTTACCATCAACAATAATATGGTCTACTCCAACTACATATGATTTACTAGCTCTACTAGCTTTTAAAATAATTTCTATTTCATCATCATTTAATTTATAAGGTACTGCCTTAGCACCTCTATGTGTATTAGTTCTAAAATCAAAAGATGATTGTATTCTTTTTGTACTAGCAAATATCTTATTATCTGCTACAAAAGTTCTTATATCAAACTTAACAGGCATAAATTCTTGTATCAATAATTCAGCACCGTGTTTCCATAATGCCTGAATACTAGATACTAGCGACTCATAACTATCACACTTAACAACTCCGATACCTTGCGTACCTGTTAATGTTTTTAATACTACTGGAAACTTACCACCGATTAGTTTTACTGCGTCATCTATATTTTTTTCGTTAGATACGAAAGCAGTTCTAGGTGTTGGTATTGCAAACTTCTCAAATAATAATGCTGTCGTTAATTTATTATTACAAGTTAACATTGAGTTTCTTGTATTAATCATAAACGAACCAGAGTTTTGAAAAGCAGATATGATTGAAAGTCCTGCTTCATCTTCAACTGCACCTGCTCTAGTAATACAAATGGTGTCTTTACCAATAAATGTATGTTCAGTATCCATACCATCATAGTTATAGATGGTTAAAGTATTCTTTTCTTCGTCTTTACCTGTTATGATTGCGTGTCTAGTTTCAATAACTATACACTTGATTTTTAATTCTTCGCAAATATCATTGATTAAACCAACG